TTCAACCAACTTCTTAAAAAGTATGAAGTTGATATTTCACCTTACATAAAGGAACAGGAAAAAGAACCAGAACCAGATTTTACTTTTGATACAATAGTTGAATTTGTATCTAAAAATAATCGTGAGTACAAAAAAGAACTTATTGATTTTGTAAAATCTAAATTACCTAATTTACCTAGAGGGAGAATATCTTCTACTTTAAGAAGATTAAAGAAACTTGGAATCATAGAACAATCTGTTCATGAAACTTCAAGACAGAAGATTATTTCTAAAGGTAGATACTGGGATAGTCATATTGGGAAAGGAGGTAATTAGAATGACACCATTTCGTAAAGCTGTACTAGATGATGGTACAAAAAAAACAAGATATGATTTGTATCAAATTTTTAAAAGAAGATTTGAACTTGCTAAAAAAGATTTAGCTACAGGTGACTCTTATATTAAAACACCAAGTTTCAAAGACTTGGAAAAAATGTATAAGGATAATATCTTGGGTGCTGAATGTTACATTAACGACAAATATCAAGTCAATGTTTATAGAAATGAGAAAGCTGACTTTATGGTTTTACATGAAAACCTTAAAGGTAAGATGACTTATTTGTCTATCAAAAGACTTGATAAACAATCTATTCATGATTGGAGAGAGTTAATGGATATAAAAAATACATTGACTTCACCTGAACAAGAAGCTGTAGAACTTTATCCTGCTGAATGGAGAAGGGTTGATACAGCTAATCAATATCATTTGTTTGTATTTCCAAAAGGTTTTGCACCTGCATTTGGTTATATGGAAAGACTTGTTGATACTACCGAAAGAAAAGGTGGTATAAACAAAGCTGGTCAAAGAGGTTCCTAAAAACAAAACCCCCTATATTCAATTAAGAGTATAGGGGGACTTCCTATTGAGGGAGAAGATTGCTAAATCCTTTAATACTATTTTTTATTATTTTTGTAAACACTATTGATAACTTTTATTAATTTTTCATTTTGTGAAAACAAATCTGACAAACCTGTACCTAATATTTCACACACTTTTTCCTCATCCTTTAGTTTTAATTCAGCATTAAAATGTTCTAGTAAAAGATGTACTATTTCATGTATGAAAGTATTTAGTTTTCTTGCAGGTGAAAGTGTTTTATCTATTCTAATCAAATCTTTAGATACATCAAAATCACCATAAATTTCATCTTTGTTAGCAGTCCTTGCACCTATTTCTTTTACCTTTATCTTACGATGTCCCAGATAAATTGTAGTTGGAAGTTTCATTATTACTACCCATATAATTTTTTAAGTTTTTTCATTGAGATATTTTTAACCTCCATAATATGATTATCCCATATATCAATCTCAACTATTTGATAAGTCCAACCTGTGAGACTATGTTTTGCATAACTTTCAATATGACCCTCTGGTAAAGCACATCCTATGTTTAGTATTCTTGTGAAATCATTTTTAGTATCACTTATTTTAGGGACTCTAATATCCTGTGCTCTATGACTGTGTCCAAAAACAATATCTATTTTTGATTTATTTGCTATTTGTCTTTCACTTGCTTCACCACCATATTCTCTTCCCATTGGATTTATAGGTGCATGAATAAATCCAACACCACCTAACATTAAATATTTTCCCCAATCAATAACTTCCCATTTATACTTTTTACAAATTCCATAATATTCTTTTTGACACATACCATAGAAAGTTGGATTTTTGTCTTCATGTCTCCAGAGTCTTCTTTCATGATTACCTAATGTAATAAATTTTTTTACTTTACAATTACCTAAACCATATTGAAACTCTTCCATAGCTTCATCAAAAGATTCCATTTCTTTCATGAAAGTTGGTTTTTCAATTCTAGCTGTAAAAGTATCATCAGGTATATAATGTGTACAACTATCTAAAGTTATAAAGTCTCCAATTTGAACTACATAAGCTGGTTTTGTTTTTGATATATGTTTACCTATCCATCTAAATCTATCTTTACTTTTTATATGAGGAGAATCATGAAGATCTCCTATTGCAATTATTTTCATGTTGGTTGTCCTTTTGGTTTTGCTTTGGGTATAATTATTTCTCTACAATCAAATTTGACATAGATACCATGTAAATTTACATCCTCTGGACCAATCTCAATTAATTTATCATAAGATTTTAAGTAACCATCAAGTAAACAATTATAACTTGAATCATAACCTGTAGGATAAACAAAAGGTTGCATACAAACAGATTGTATAGATGAACACATAATCATACTTAAAAAAAATGTTTTCATTATTTTTTCTTGATTATGTCAGCACCTTTAAGACCGTAAATTGCACTTACGACTCCTATGAATAATGCTTGATACCAAAATGGCATGTTGTTAAATTGTTGAAAAAAATTATCAACCTTTTCCATTATTTTTGGATCATCAGAAAAGATACTCCAAATTAACAACATCACAGGCGCTGAAACTAAAATTAATACGAACTCATCTTTCCAGCCTTGTTGATTATTTTGTATTACTGCTTTTTTATATTCTATTTCACCATTTGCCATTCTTTCTGCATGACGCATTTCTGCAACTGATTCTAATTCTTTTGCTTTTCTTCTGTTACTTGCTATTGACATGCCTGTTTTGATTATGCCCGGCACCAGCTTTGATGCTATATTCAACCACATAGATATATCCTCCTAGTTGAGATTACTGTATCAATCTATAGGTGAATTTGCAACTTTACTCTTTGACCTGACCTTTTTCCCATTTCATGTCTGGAAGTCCATTGTCAAATTTTTTTCCATCAAATGTTAAGACTTGTTTTCTGTTTGAACCTTTTTCATTATATGAACAATGAACCCAACCTTTTGAACCATCATTTGGAGAATAGTATTCTAGTATGAGTTGATCAAAGTCACAATTATTTTGTATCCAGTAAGCTATCTTAATATTTGGAATACCAGCTATTTCAAAATCAACTGCCTGACCTTTTGCATGCTGACTCGTTTTTCGCGAACCTATAGCTTCACATAATTCTTCTGATCTATAACCTGATGTTACTGTTACAGGTTTATCAAAATGAGCTCTTACTGGCTCTAATATTTCATAGCATAGATTTTCTAAATTTTTTATATCACCAGAACCAGCTTTATTTACTATTCCTTTTCTAGTTGCTGTCATTGATTTTTCAAATTCTTCTAATTTAAAATGTTTTGAAAGTTGCATTGAAACCTCCTATTTTAATAATAAGTTATAAATGATTGTTCCCATTCCTACAATTAACATGCCTGTAGATGTCATAACCACTTTTTCTAATCTTTCTATCTTTTTACCATTTATGTCTATTTTTCTGTTTGTTTCCTCTTGCATTATTCTGCATAATTTTTCATGATCATCAATCCTTTGATGTGCTGTACTTAAATTCCTTACCTTTTTTCTAACAACTTTTCTCATTTGCCTTGACCTCTGTATCTCATTTGCTTTCTACTTCTACCTTTTCTTTTACTTTTGTTCATACTAGATACTTTTTTTGGATTTCTACCTATACTTGTACCTTTTACTGTCTTTTCATACTCAATTTTTACTCCAAAAAGAGGCTTTTTCTTTGCCATAGTACATTTTACCTATTTAATGATAAATCGCTAAAATAGACCCCTCTTTGTGCGTTTAAACATCATTTTTTTTTGTATTTGACCTCCAAACTTTCATCCCTTAACCTTTTTATCTCTAATTCAGTATAATGGATTATTTTTTCAAGATCTTCTTCACCACCCTTTTCTAAATACCTAACCACATATTTTATCACATTCCCCTGATAGAATGAAAGATTATTTTTAGAAATAAATTCATAAGGTTGAATTTTATATTGTTTATAATGTTTACCTCCAATTTGTCTTAATTGTGGCAAAACCTTTTCCCATAAACTTTCATCAGTCATCTTTTTTTTTGAGGACATAGTTATTGATAATAAACCAAATAATAATTCCTGCTACCCCTATAATTAAAAAATTTAAAACAAAAGCTAATAAACCTAACTCAACCGTCATCTTTCTTTTTTAGTTTTATTATTGGTAATCTTTCATAAGTCTTGATACCTATGTGTTTCATTTCAGATGTTAAATCTGCCCATATCTCACCACCACATTGTTTCCATAATTGACAGAAGAAAAAATCTTCACTTAAATACCTTTGTGTATTTTCTTCATCTTTTAAAATACCTTTACCCTGAATACCTGTATCAAAAAAAGCATATTCCTTAACACCAACTGGCTTTTCTATTTTACCATCTATTTTTGTTCTTACATCAGATTGATATTCTATATCTGGATACTTTTCTATAATTCTGTCAAATACTTTTCTTTGAATACACATAAAACCTGTACCTGCATAATTGACTTTTTTGAAACCTTTATCATTATCTTTTAAATCATAAGTTCCTAATTCAAAATTAATACACCATCCAAAACTAGCATCTCCATCTTCTATTTTATGTTCTGATTTTATTGGGTAAGGACCAGCAGTAATTGGTTTATCAAAAAGTAAAACTCTTATGAATTGATCTGGTGTAAAAACAACATCAGCATCTATAAAAAATAGATGTGTATAATCTTTTTGTTTTAAAAAACTAGCAACTAATTTATTTCTTGCTCTTGTTACAAGACTATCTCTTACCCACATCATACCACAACCAATATTAGCACCAATAAGAGTATCTCTTACAGATATTATAGATGATATAGTTTCAAGGTGAATTTTTTGATCAAAACTAGGAATACAAATTAAGACTGATTTTTTTATGGTTTCGTTGGCCATGTAACATTATTTACATCTTCAACTGTAGAAAGTCCATTTGTTAAATCTCTTAAATTTTGACGATATGTTTCCATATCATTTGACATTGTTACATCAGATAAAGCATAAAAATCTGTTTCAGCTAACTTTTTATTTCTATCTTGTCTTAAAGATGCAATTGCTCTATCAAAAGCACCTGCTTCCCAATCAGATTCTTCCTTATCTCTTTGTGCTTCTTCTTCAGCAGTTAGCTGTATTCGTTCTCCATTTACTAGTTTATATCTTGGCATAATGTTCTCCTTATATGTTAATTTAAACCAAATAGCAATATCTGTCCACTATCTATATTTCCTGTATCCATTTTAAATCTTATTCTTGTGATTGCGGTTGTGGTGTTTATATAACCAGAATTATATCCATTTCTATTTCTTTCTTCTCCACCTATTAAATTAGAAACAGAAATAAAGTGTTTTACAAAAACAGAACTTGATGGGTTAAAAAGATGTAAATAACCTGATGAATTATGGTCATTTTCTGTACCATTGTATTCAGATAATTGTTGTAATCCTGTACCTTGTGCTAAATCTCCACCTGTATTGTAAAAAATACTTGCGGGAGAACCACCCTCTCCATGTTGTGCTGTAAATGCTGTTGAAGTAATAGTTTGATTATAATTTGTATTTGTTCCTGTATCTGCTTGAAAAGAAAAAATTGCATCTCCTGTACCAGCATGAATATTTATAAAATAAAAAATATATTCTTTGTATGTGCTATCAATCCCAGATGTGAAATCAATGTATGCTGATGATGATGCTGTTTGTGTTGCAATATGTGTAAGACTTCCAAGAGAAGTTATTGAACCAAAAGCTGTTATATCTTTTACTGATCTGTTATTTAATTTTACAATACTCATTAGCTTCCTTTTATTCCATAAAGTTTAAA